CTGGATATGCATTTCAAAAAGATAACACAGTAGCAATAGGAACTCAGGCTGGATATGCAAGTCAAAATTCGACCGCAGTAGCAGTAGGAGCCTTTGCTGGTTATGATACACAAGGAACAAATGCAGTAGCGCTAGGGAATGGTAGTGGACGAAATTACCAAGGACCAAATGCAATATCAGTAGGATATCAAGCTGGACTTTCGGGTCAAAATCAGAATGCAATATCAGTAGGATATCAGGCTGGGGCTTATGATCAAAGAGATAATGCAGTAGCAATAGGATATCAGGCTGGGGCTTATGATCAAAGAGTTAATGCAGTAGCAATAGGATACCAGGCTGGATTTTCAGGTCAAGGATTAAGTGCAGTAGCAATAGGTGCTTTTGCTGGTTATACTGGTCAAGAGCAAAGTACAGTAGCAGTAGGAAATGGGGCTGGGGTATACTATCAACGGGCGGAAGCGGTAGCAGTGGGAAACCAGGCCGGAAGTGAGAACCAAGGAGCAAATGCAGTAGCGATAGGGAAAAGTGCAGGATTTACACAACAAAAGAACGGTGCAATAGCAATAGGAAATAATGCTGGTTATTCAGGTCAAAATCAACGTGCAATAGCAATAGGAGGTGGGGCTGGTGCTACATCTCAAAACGAAGACTCAGTATCCATAGGTTCTTATGCTGGATATTCAAGTCAGGGAAATTCAGCAGTAGCAATAGGAAATAGTGCTGGAAATGCAAGTCAGAGCTATTCAGCAGTAGCAATAGGAAATAATGCTGGGAATGCAGGTCAAGGAGAACATGCAGTAGCAATAGGAAGACAGGCCGGAAACAATAATCAACAAATTAATGCGATAGCAATAGGAAATCTGGCTGGATATACAGGTCAACAAGGAAATGCAGTAGCAATAGGAAATCAGGCCGGATATACTGGTCAAGCACCAGGTGCAATAGGAATAGGAAATGAGGCTGGAAATTTTGGTCAACAGCCGCTAGCAGTAGCAATAGGAGGTCGGGCTGGATATAATACCCAAGGTAACTCTTCGGTAGCAGTAGGATACCTGGCTGGTTATGATAAACAAGCACAAAATGCAGTAGCAATAGGAAGTAATGCTGGTTTTTCAGGTCAAGGAACAGCCGCAGTAGCAATAGGATATAATGCTGGTGCCACGAGCCAAGGACAAGGTTCAGTAGCACTAGGAAATGATGCTGGTGGCACTGGTCAAGGTCAAAATTCAGTAGCAATAGGAGTTCGGGCTGGTGCCACGGGTCAAGGACAAGGTTCAGTAGCAATAGGATATCTGGTTGGAAATGAAGAGCAAGGTCAATATTCAGTAGCGATAGGGTATAAGGCTGCACTTGAAAACCAAGGACAAGACTCAATAGCGATAGGAAGTAATGCAGGAAGTGCCAGACAAGAATCAAATGCAGTAGCGATAGGAAACCAGGCCGGAAATGTAGGTCAAAGAGATAATGCAGTAGCCGTAGGATTTGGGGCTGGAAATAGAAATCAAGAACTAGGCGCAGTAGCAATAGGAAAGGATGCTGGAAACACTAATCAACAGGCGACAACAGTAGCGATAGGACAGAATGCTGGACGGAATAATCAAAGTGACTCCGCAGTAGCAATAGGGCTTAATGCTGGTTATAGCGGTCAACAAGAACATGCAGTAACAATAGGTTCTTATGCTGGTTATTCAGGTCAACAGGCACGATCAGTAGCAATAGGTTCTTATGCTGGAAATACAGGTCAAGCAACATTAGCAGTAGCAATAGGATATAATGCAGGTAAAAATAACCAGAAACAAGAAGCAATAGCAATAGGAACTAATGCTGGGTTAACAGGTCAAGGGTATAGGTCAATAGCTATCGGATCTAATTCGGGTAACGAGGCAGCAGAATATTCAATATCAATAGGAGCTGGTTCTTCTTCAACAAATGTTAATAGCATTATTATAAATGCCAGTAATCTAGGACTCGGTTATGCCGGTACTACTCCGTCATGTTTTGTAAGACCTATTCGTACAATGACAGCTGGTGACATAGCAACTGCTAATAGTTCAGGTGCTTCCTTTTATCAGTTAATGTGGGATGAAGTTTCAAGTGAAATTGTCCGAGTAGTACCTTAATAATAAATGTTCTCGATATTTTGGTTATTTGTAGGATTTTTAACTGGTCTTACTATATCTGCTGTATTTACACCTCCAATAAGAGATATTATGCAACTTCCAATTCCAAATGGTTATAATCTTCTTCATACTAAAACAGGTTGTGTAAAATTTACAACAACAGAAGTTCCATGTAGAAAAGATTCAACCTCTCTTAATTTCATCGCGTCTCAACATAAATGAATCCAATTTCTAAAGAGACATTGCCTTTACTATCATTCATTGTCGGTTTAGGTGTGTCTATTTTGTTATTTCACAAACCATTCCAAAGCAAAGCTGTATTAGCTCTTCCAGTCCATGAAGTTGAAGGAAAAACTATTAAAAGCAGCAAGAAATGCTATCAATACCACGCGGAGGATGCTCAATGTGAAATCCTCCCTTCTAGATAAATGGCAGATGGAGCAACTGATTTAAGTGATCTATTAGGCGGAGGTCCAGTTCAAAATCCTCAACTTCCGCAGTCAACTACATTCTCACCAATTGTAACAGGTGGAGTTGACCCATTCATCTCACCGATGAATACTTCTGCTCAAAAGCCTGCTATAAATCATAATCAGACTTTTAACACCGTTCGGTATGCAGTAAAAAATCTGATGGTATATTTTGGCTTTTTTGCAGCAGCTATGATTATTTCTTTAAGTACACCTAGATCACTAATTCTTCAATATATTCCTAATACTTATACATCAGGAGGTGTTCCGTCATATATGGGTGCAGCTATTTTAGCAGGAGTTGCTGTTGCAATTGCATACGTAGTTGGAACTCTATTTGGATCATTATTTTAGAGTTTTTTCAGATACTAGAATACCATTTTTGTAAAAGTGAAGAGCATTCCAAAAATCTGAAATTCCATTAGAATCAAAAGCATATTCAACAATCTGCTTTTGGCTTGGTTTTTTATTTAAAAGTTCTACAGCTTTAATCCAGTCTATTGTAAAAATGCAGTCTTCTATATCAAATGTACTTTTATACGTTACAACATAAAGCTTATTCATCCTTATATATCAAGAATACATTACCTTTAAAAGACCATACTCTTTCATACATTTTTCCAGAAACTTTTGACAGTCAGCACACGGCTTTGAATTAAGAAGTTCACCTTTCTTATTGATACGTACGACAATCAGAATACATCCGTGAAGTTGTGAAGTGTCGCCAAAACGCTTCACAACTGCCCGTTCTGCATGTAGTGTGTTATCGGACCATCCGCAACCGCGTGATCTAGTGCCAATTCTATTCTTTGATGATGCCATGAGTTTATTACGCTTGTAAATCTCTGCATAGTGCAGATGAGCATTATGAGTTGGTTTATATTCCATTTCGGTTATAGGAAACATTCTTACTCATATAAATATTGAGTAAAACGAATACGTTTTCAATCAAGTTAACTACCAGTATTAAATGGAAGAAATTTGGGACAAATATAGACGTAATTCAAAGGGTTGGAAATTAGATCCAATAGCAAGGATACATCCTCGTATTATAATAGGATCTGCCAATAGTGTTGATTTATACACTATGTCCGCATACGATATTACACACGTAGTAAATTGTGCAGAAGATTGGGTTTCATCGAAATGGTTTGAGAATGAATTTCCGGATAGAATTGTTTGTATCGGTGCATTAGATAATCGAACAGAAGACATTACTAAATGGTATCCTTCCTTTGAATCATCAATGAATCAATTTCTAGCTGATCCAGATTGTAAAACAATTTATGTTCATTGTGAATGTGGAATTAATCGCAGTGGATTTCTTACACTTATTTACATGTGTTTAAAATTTGGGTACACTATTGAAAAAGTTATAAAGAGTATATTAATTCAACGACCATGTATGTTTACTAATTTAGAATATCGAGTTCAGAGTATTGAATATATCAAAAAACATCAGTAGTTAATAATGGCAGACCTAGGAGCAAATTCTTTATGGTCTGATATCGAAAATGGCGCATCTAATGTGCAAACCGATTTATTAGGTCCATCGTATAGTTACGCTGACTCTATAACAGGACCAACATCATTAGGTGTTGGATCAAATGGTTCATTTGGTCAACTTGGTACAAATGCTAATGCGATTGCATATTATACTGAGGCTCTAATTACAGGTAATCCTCCACTGGGAAATCAGTTTTTTGTAAATACAGGTGGAATGTGTACAGCTCCAAATGGGTCTTTGCAACCAAGGTATAATTATATTAACAATATGTCAACAGGAGCTGGAGCTCTACCTGCTGCTATATCAGAATTAGGATCGGATTTCAATGGTTTAATTCCAGGAGTAGTTGATGATATTGAAGGTTTAAATCCTCTTCATCTTTTTTCAGCGCTAGTAGCAGATGCGAACCCCCCATGTGTGTGTATGTCATGTCCTACATCAGCTGGAACGATTGCAAAATTTTTAAGCACTTCATTAAGTCCAGATGTTTCATCAAGTAAGTGTCAGCAAGTAGATCCTTCACAGTGCGCATCAGGGGCTGAATCATTCTCAAATAAACAAGACGTAGTATCTGCAATACCAACTATAATTGCTGGGTTAGGAGTTTTGTATTTCGTATTTTCAGGTAGATGAATAAGATTAATTAAATGGACAATGTTTTTCGTATAAAAAAGTCTAGGGATACATCTACAAAGTCTAAGACTTCTGAAACATTTACTGGAACATTAGATTCAATTCATCAAACACTAATATCTGAGATGAGAGATTCAAATATTGCAGAACTTCAAACTAGAAAAACAGAAATTGAAAAGGAGCTGGAAGATATAGAATGTATATATAACGCTACAAAACTACAAGATGAAATCCGTACGATAGATCGTCGATTAGCCCAAGATGATCCTGTACAAGATTATTATGTTCGTAATGCTGATATTATTCTAAAGTATTATGGTGGTTCAGATAAGGTTCAAGCAGTGACATCAACACCTGCTGATCAAAATACATTCGTTAAATATCTAACACAAACAACCCAAGATACTTCAACTGTATCAAAGAAGGATTTATATGATGAGTTTACTACACGTATGAAAATTAATACAGGTGTAGAAGTTACAGAAAAAACTTATACTACTGAACATTGTGATAGATGTAATATTGCTCGTGAAGAACTTTCTGAAGAAGGTATTTTAGTATGTCCTAAATGTGGCTCTGAGGAATATATGTTAGTAGTTTCGGATTTTCCATCATTTCGTGATCCTCCTAAGGAACGTAATAATTATGCGTATAAAAAGATTAATCATCTTAATGAGATTTTAAATCAGTTTCAAGCAAAAGAAAGTACAATTATACCCGATGAAGTAATGCATGAAGTTATTTGTGAAATAAAGAAACGACGTATTCAAAATATTGCAGAACTAACTGAAATTGCTATGAGAGAGATTTTAAAGAAGCTGAACAGATCTAAGTATTATGAGCACGCAACCCACATCCTCTCTCGACTCAATGGTAACCCGCCTCCAACCATCACACCAGAGATTGAAGAAAAAATCAGAGCAATGTTTCAAGAAATACAAGCTCCCTTTTTATTGTACTGTCCTGATGATCGTACTAATTTTCTGTCTTATTCATATATTCTATACAAGTTCTTTGAGCTTTTAGATCTCGATGAATATAAGGTCTATTTTCCTCTGCTAAAAAGTCGTGACAGATTAATTGCACATGACCAAATATGGAAAAAGATTTGTGATTATCTAAAGTGGGAATTTATTAGAAGTGTTTAATCAAAGTATTTAATTAAATAACAAACACGTTTAGAATGTTTATTATTTTGAACATTTTCTTCAACCATTATTTTAATGTCTTCATATGAGAGATTAGAATTTTGCCCCTTTATATACCAAGCACCAGGACGTTCGTCATTCACATAGCTTGTTTTTACAATAAGTGGTGCCTTTAATTGAACTGCTCTTTGTAGAACTTCAATAAAAGACATATGTTTATCATATGATTCGGCAGGCATATCTCTATTTCCAGTATCGCTATTGTATCTTGTAATTTCCATTACTTCTGGTTTTTTAATTGAGATTATGAATTCGTTTTTAATCCCAGGACTGTTCTAACCAATCTTGATAATCTACCCAATTGTCATATTCATAGTCATAGTCATAGTAATCATCATCTAATTCTGAATTGTAAACATCTTGAATGATATAAAATGATTGCATTCTATTCGCTAATATGAATATACGTTTTGAATAATGAATCCGTTTTTAATAAGTTTCTTTGAAAACGGATTATTAGATGTTATAATCTAAATACTACTACTCACAAAATGCTCAACACAATCTTCAATTCTTCAAACAAGGACGCAAACGTTAATAGGTGTGTACTTCATATGCTTCAACATATGGACTATTCTAAGTATCAAAAGTTTCTATCTGACTCATCAAAGTTTCCAGATATGACACATAAATATGTAATATTTGAATATACTGAGTCTCCATGTGATGCTCTTATAATTTGTTCAGAACGTCTTCTTCCAGGTACACCATCTATTCATTCTATAATTAGTAATCCTCTGTTCGGTGACAATATGAGGTCTCTATTTTGTGATAATGCTGACCGTGTATCTTGGTATACGCGACGAAAGGTAGATTATTCTCTGCCATTTGCAGAACAATTGACAAATATTCGTCAGTTAGTACTTATGTATAGTGGAGAAGTACCTCCGAATGATGATATTCCTCCTCTGATGCCAGCGAATAATCCTGTTGTTAATCCCGATATCTATAACTTT